GGTGGCGGCCCCTGGGGCGTTCAGGGCTGGTGCAGTCCAGGGGCGAGCGTGACCGGGTCGGCTTCGGTTTCGGGGAGCAATGCGGTCTCCGTGGCNGATCCGAGAATGGCGGACAAGGGCGACACCTTTGCCGGATCGCCGGGGCTGTACGGAGTGTCGAAGTGGGAGGGACAGGCTCCGGCAGTGACCGGCAGCGCACAGGTGAGCAGTTCGAATTGTGCGGCCGCCATTGCGGATCCGCGACTGGCCGGGGTTCGCGGGCCAGTTGGCAACCGATTCCGAGTGGTAAGGAGTGCCGATGCAGGCGGTTTCGCCGCGGGCGAGGTGGCGGCGGAACCGGCCAACAACCCGCGCCTCGAACATGCGCCGCGGGCCGGGTCCTATGGCGTATTGCGGTATGAGGACTGCTGCCCGGCGGTTACCGGCGGGGCGGGAGTCGGTGCGAGCAATGGTCCGCAGGCCGTTGCGGATCATCGCATCACCTGTGCGCCGCGCGCTGGAACCATGGGCGTGCAGGACTGGTGCAGGGCCAGCACGGCGATTATCGGCGCCATGGATCTGCACGCCGGTGCGGCGGCCATAGGGGATGTGCGCGCGGCNGAGNNGGNNAGGGCCGATGTGCCGGTGATCNTCGCGCTGGACGGNACNTGGCACCGGCCGTTGACGACGCTGGAACTGGCGGCGCTACAGTCGTTTCCGGTGCGCATGGAAGACGGGTCGCCGCTGGAATTGGCAGGCCGCAACGACAGTAAATGGCGGGAATGGATCGGCAACGCGGTACCGCCCCAGGCGGCGCAGGCCATGGCGGAGCAAATCGGCCAGGCGTTGCTGCAGAACATCCTCGGAGAAACCTTTGTGCTCGGCGTTACGGGGGTTTGGGTGCGACCGGAACCTCAGCGAGAGCGGCCTGTAATCGGAGTGCAGCAATGACCATCGGAGGGGATGGAACAATGGCTATTAATTGTCGCACCTGCAAACATCGGGATCGGCCAAGCCGGGGCACGGCATGCGAAACCTGCGCGCGGTTGGCAACCGGAGAGCGGGAAGTTGTGTACACGAAGTGGGAACGCAGGAAGCCATGACCGACGCCGAGCGCGTCCAGGCGCTCAAACCGTACCTGAGACATTTCAGTGATTGCGGCATGTCGACGGGAGAAGGGCGCTGCACCTGCGGGCTGTATGGAATTTTGGGGTTTACGTTGAGACGAGGAGAGAGCGATGGACGTGGAACGGCGCAACAGGGGCATCTACTGGGATCGGGCCTGGAAACTGGTGGAGGGTTGCAGCAAGGTCAGTGATGCCTGCGACCATTGCTGGAGCGAGGCGGAGACGGTCCGCCGCACGAATCATCCGAACGACGCCATCCGCGGCCGAGCCATGGCGGTGACGCATGACGCCGGGCGCGGCCGGAGGTTCAACGGTCGGATCCTGTGCCGGGAGGACAATCTGACGCTTCCCGTGCGACACAAGATTCCGACCGTGTTTGCCGTGTGGAACGATTTGTTCCATGAAGATGTGCCGCTGGATTTCATCATGGACNCCTANGANCAGATGTATATCGCCAGGCANCACACNTTTTTGGTGCTGACCAAGCGAGCCGCNCGTCTGGCCGATTTTTTCGACAAGGTTGCAGCCATCGGNGCGCCCTCCTTGAAAAATGTCTGGCACGGTGTGACNGCGGAAGACCAACGGANGGCCTGTGAACGAATTCNGCATTTGCTGCGCGTGCCTGGNAAAAAATTTGTCAGCTGCGAGCCGCTGCTTGGGCCGGTGGATATTCTCAAGGCNGTCAGGGGCGGGNTGCCATCTTACCTAACTGTCGGTCCGGTTCCGTCACGGCCAATGACCGACAATATTCACGCCGTAATCGGCGGTGGCGAGTCCGGCCCGCAGGCCAGGCCCTGTAATCCGGAATGGGCAAGGGCGTTGAGAGACCAGTGCCGGGATGCAGGCACGCCATTCTACTGGAAACAGAACGGCGAATTTGCGTCGGTCAGCGAGGTGGAGGGCCCCGGGCGCGCCCACTATTTCCCATCAGGCGCAACGGTTCGCCGCGTGGGCCGTGTCAAGGCCGGGCGGACCATCGATGGCCGCCAATACGATTTTCTGCCCTGGGATTCCCTGTCAGGAAGGTTCAATGGGTTTGAGTTTGATACCACTGTCGGACCGGCCGGCGTGATGCCGTATGAGGGGAGGTAGGCGATGGCAACCGAACAGCTTGCCCTTTTCTCCTCGCTAGTCGAGCCCCTGGTTGTCTGCCCGTCAACCAGGGGAAACGGATATTGCCACGACTGCGGATTTTGCGAGGGGGGGCTGATGCTGCAGAAAATGAAAGAGGAACGCCATGGCCGGAAACAACAGCATGAAACTCAGCCGTGACACCAGGGCGCGTAGCATTGCTGCCCGACATGAGGCCGGGGAATCTCTGGCTGAACTCATGCGGGAATACCGCCTGTCGGCCCGATCTATCCCGGAATATGTGCGACTCGGCAGACGGAAACCGCTACTTGGCGCATGAGGGCGTGATTGTTGGTTCTCGTGGTGCATACCTGTGCGTGCGGATGGGCGACGAAAAGAAGGCTGGCACTTATCACCCGACATTGGATATGGAGTATCTGTGAGCAATATAACGACCTTGGGTCAGCGGAAACGCTGCGCCGACCGCGCACCGCTGAATTATTCGAATACGCACACGGGTGAATTTTCCGCTGCACCCTTTTGTTAGCCAGACACGGGAGGATATATGGATACACACGAAAACGGACGAATTATTAATTTCAGGGCGTTTTGTACTGATACAGGCGAGATGCTCGACATGGAAAACCTGCCGTCTGCCGCCTATGTCTATATTGACAATTTCGGCAATCTTGCACTGGACCTGTTTGTTGATTTCGAGGACGAAGGCGGGCCAGCAGAATACGTGACATGCGAGCTTGACCAGTGGACCGGGTTACTCGACATGTACGGAACGCGCATCTACGAAAACGATTTCCTTTTTGACACGATGGAGTTCAATGTCTTTCTGGTGCGCTGGGTAGACTGGATGGCCGGATGGGGCACTGAAAAAGACGGTGACGAGGGTGCAATATATGACATAGTTGGGCATTGTAAGGTGGTCGGGAATAAATGGGAGGGCAAACCGAATGAGTGAACCGAAAATACCGCAGGGATTTGTAATGATTTACACTGAAACGCATTCTATCTGTATGCGGGTGGATCATATCGTTTCGGTGGCTGTTGCATGTGGCCAACGCACTTTGCATATTACGACAAAGGACGATGAAATCTACAAGGCCGAATATGATTTTGAGGAGTTCTTGCGGCTTATCGCCGACGCAGGTTTGGCGGGCTAACAGCAGGGATAAGTGGAATCCACCATGAACGGACAAGGAACAAAATGAAAATGCTCAAAATCACCGGATGCCGAGACCCCTTGATGTGGTATGCCGACATGGTGGGAGAACTGGTCCCCTTTCTTGGGGTCTGGCCGGAAGCATACGCCAGCAGGGAACCGGCAGGACATGTAAACCGCGTGGAGTTTTCCGACGCGGAACCCGTCATGACGAACGATGAAACAAAGGAGTGACACATGGATCTGTTGAGCAATGTTTCCAATCTCGACCTGGTGAAGAGGGCCGTAGCAAACGCCAGGCCCATGCGGGGCACGAGAGAGACGAGAGTTGCCAGCGTAAAAAGGGCGCTTGCCGTAGGCCGGTTTTCGGCATACCAGCTCTGCTTGGCCTGCGAACTGGAGCCTGATGAGGAATTGTTTGGCGGCCGCTGTGAAGGTTGCGAAAATGATTTGCCGATCTGCGAAGCCTGCGGAGAGCCTATCGAGCAGGAACAGGACAATGTGGGAATCGAGTGTGACTTGCACGATTTCTGCGCGGAATGAGTTCAGTTTGATGGTCTCAATCTCTCTACTTGACTGAGGATGGATTGCAATGGCATCACCCAAGCACAGCGGCCGCATGATTCGCAGGAGCATTTCTGAGAGCGAAAAGATCGCCAGCCTTTCGCCGGAGGCGGCGGTGCTGTTCATGATGCTGATACCGCACTTCAATTCCTATGGCAAGATGGCGGCCGGCCCCGGTGTCATCAAGGATGAAGTGGTTCCCCTGATATCCTACCTGACCTACGAAAATATTCCGGTTTACCTGCAAGAAATTTCGGACAAGACGAACGTCAAATGGTTTCGTGAAGGCACCAAGTGGTGGCTTCATGCCTTGCATTTTCTATCCGAGCATCAAAGCCTGAACAAAGACAAACTCGGACAGGATTCCTTGCCGACCTATCCAAATGATTGCGAAAAGTCCGGGACTAGTCCGGGACTAGTTTTGGAGCATTTCCGCGAAAACGACACTCGGTCCAAAAAACGGTCGGACAATCTGGAAAATGCGGCCGAAGACGAGCCCGGCAAGAACTGTGAAGCGATTCCTCCAGCCCCGATTGAAAAAACAAAACCCATTGAAAATAAAGCTTTTTCTGAGCGTACAAAAGTTAGTCCGGGACTAGTCCGGGACTTGCCTTCGCGCGCGGAAGGTTTGAAGGTTAGAAGAAAAGCAACAACAACAGCAACAACCCCCCCTATATCCCCCCCTGGGGCCATTGGCGGGGAGGAAAGCCGAAGCGAGCGGCTGTTCAGGGACTGTTTCGGCCAAAACGAAGCGAAGCTCCGTCGGTTGTTTCCTCTAGCCGACCTGGCCATGGAGCAGGAGGTGTGCGTGGCGTATTACCGGAACCGCTCTCCGCCCGCAGACCCTTTGCCGGTGATTTTGAAGTGGTTTCAGCGCATTCGCAACGGAGGCGAGCATGACCCAAGCACTCGAAAAACCCGTTCGGAGGGACGGAAAACAGGCATCGTTCCGGCCAATGGACCCGATGCCGATTGGCTCGGCGGTTCGCAGTTTGACCCGGCAGGTCGCGGAGCAGGCTGAGACCTGCGCGGATTGCGGGAACGGCCTGAGGCGTCTTCCGGAGGTTGCCGGAGGCGGGATGTTCTGCCCGGTCTGCGCGATCGATGCGTCGAAGCGGGAGGAGGAGGAACGGCGGTCAGCCGAGGAGCGGGAGCGGCAGGAGCGGGTGAAGATGGCGCAAATCAAGCGATATCTGGCGGACTCGTGTCTGGGAGTGCGGTTTCTGGGCAAGACGTTTGCGGATTATCGGCCGGTGTGCCGGGAGGCGCAGCAGGTGCTGGCTGAGTGTCAGTCGTTTGCGACGGATTTCGTGCCGGGGCATGGCCGAAACATGATTTTTGTCGGGTCGGTGGGCACGGGAAAAAACATGCTGTCGGCGATCGTCGGCCAGGAGGTGATGCGGCGAGGGTGTTCGTTTCTGCATACGTCGGCGACGAAGGTGGTACGCAAGTTCAAGGACTCCTGGAAGCGGCCGGATCTGACGGAGGAGGAGGTATTGCGCTACTTCGTGACCCCCGACCTGCTGGTCATCGACGAAATCGGGGTGCAGTTCGGAACGCCGACGGAAAAGCTGTATCTGACCGAGGTAATCAACGATCGCTATGAAGCCCGGCGTTCCACGATACTGCTCAGCAATCTGACCCTGAAGCAAGTGGAAGAGGTGTTGGATGCGCGCACCATGGACCGGTTTCACGAGGATGGAGGTTCCGTTCTGGTGTTCGCCTGGCCAAGTTGGCGCAGACAGGGGCTATAGCAGCGGGCTGGTGAAGACAGTTCGCCGACAGGAGGGGGAGACGACGTGAAAAGCAGGCGCTGGAATGATTTTTTTTGGCATGCCCACCAGTGGAATTTTTTCAAGGGATGGCAGAACAATTTTGACCTTCTTCGAATCGGCTTGGAGTGGGTGAGATACGACAAGGCGAGACTTTGTTTGGTGCTGATGGGCCTTGTCCTCGAGATTGTTTTTCCGGCCAGGAATATTAACGAACTGAGAAGACTGTTTTTGGAATGGTGGCGGTGTCCGGAGTGCGGCAAGCGGTTTGGACGTCACGATGAGCGCGTTGCGCATTTACCGTTTTGATGACATGTGCAGGCTGCAAAAAGGAGGGACGGTGGTCAGTGAAAAGAAACGATGTCTGGCGCCATGGTGTGAAAAAATACTGGTGCGTAGCGAAGAGGAAACCAAGTGGAATTTCGACAGACGCCGCTATTGCGGCAAGAGTTGTGCGGTAAAACACGGAAATTATCTGCGCAGGCAAAGAAATCGAACGAAACCTAGAGAGTGACGCAAAGGCCCCGGCTACGGGGCCTTTTTGTTGTTCGTTATCATAGTGAATTTTTTTCTTGATATTTGGTACATGTTGCGGCACGGTCGATGACATGGATGAAAAGACGCCCAAAAGAAAAAAGCCCCGGCACGGAAAGGTTTCTCGCGGACAGCTGGCCCTGCTTCCGGAAGAGATGGGCTTTGATGTCTGTATGCTGGAGGACCCTCGCCACGAGGTGTTTTGCCGCGAGTATGCCATCCACAAAAACGGAACGCAGGCTTATCTGAAGGCGTTTCCAGGCTGCAAGCCGTCCACGGCAGGGTCCAACTCCCATGAATTGCTGAAAAAAACTGATATCGTGCGGCGCATCCGGGAGGTTCGGCGAGAGCGGATGGACAAGCTGGAAGTGACGCACGAAAAAATTTTACAGGAACTGGCGAAGCTGGCGTTTCTAGACCCGCGTGCGTTCTTCCGTGACGATGGCAGTCTGCTGCCGATTGGCGAGATGGACCCGGACGCGGTGGCGGCCCTCGAGGGGCTGAAGGTGCGAACCGTCGAAAGGGAGTCCGACAACGGGGTTACACGCACGGTGACGGTTGCCGAAATCAAGCATGGCGGCAAGCGCCAGGCCCTCGAGCTGCTGATGCGTCACAAGGAGATGATAACGGACAAGGTCTCGGCGGACGTGAACCATGGCGGCGCGGTGGGCGTGACGGACGATGTCGAAAAACTGGGCCGGTTGCGGAGCAAGTTTCAAGGCGTGTCTGCCTTGACATCGTAGGCGGCCGGCATGGAACGATTGATTCTGCCCGGCGACATTGTGGCGGAGTTGCAGTCCGCGCCCTTTACGAAGGTTGTCGATCTTTGGCAATGGGTTATCGAGGAGTTCGGCATTCGCGGCAAGGCGGCCCTGGGCCGCGCGGACCGGTTTTATCTGCTGACCAATCTGTTGCATCGCGAAGATGCGATACATCCCTGGCTCTACGAACGATGCCGGGAGGTTGAAGCGGAGCCGGATGAGTGCCTGGATCTGTGGAGCCGGTTTCATTACAAGTCGACGATCATCACGTTTGCGGGCTCAATTCAGGAGATTTTGAACGACACGGAGATAACTATCGGCTTGTTTGCTTACGTGAAGGGCCTCGCGTCGAAGTTTTTGGGGCAAATCAAGTACGAGCTGGAGACAAACGAGGAACTGAAGGAAACGTATCCAGAGGTGCTGTGGGCGGACCCAAAGCGGGATGCTCGCCGAGCCGGGGCCAGTTGGGACCAGTATCGCATCGATGTGAAGCGGAAAACCAATCCCAAGGAGGGAACGGTCGAGGCCCACGGCCTGACGGACGGACAGCCGACCGGGGCACACTTCAAACTGCGGATATATGACGATGTGGTGACCCGCGAAAGCGTGACCAGTCCGGAAATGGTGCGGAAGACAACGGAATGCTGGGAGCTTTCGGACAACTTGAAATCAACGGAGTCCGCCAGGCGCTGGCATATCGGAACGCGCTATTCGTTCGCCGACACCTACGGTGAAATACTGGAACGAAAAATCCTGAAGCCGCGCATACATCCAGCCACGGACGATGGAACCCCAAACGGAAAGCCGGTGTTTCTTTCCCGGGAGGTTTGGGAGGATACGAAGTTGAATCAGCGTTCAACGCTGGCGGCGCAAATGCTGCAAAACCCTTCGGCCGGCACGGAAGGGATGTTTGACAAAAAGGATTTGCGCTTCGCCGACGTCAGGCCGGCTACGCTGAATGTTTATATCATGGTGGACCCGGCATCGTCGAAAAAGAAGGGCAGCGACCGCACGGCGATGGCGGTGATTGGCGTTGACTCGGCGCGCAATAAATACTTGCTGGATGGATTTTGCCACAAGATGAGCTTGCCGGAACGATGGAACAACATGGTTCGGCTCCGGCGGCATTGGATGAACCAGCCGGGAATTCAGATGGTCGAGGTGGGATATGAGCGGTTCGGGATGCGCTCGGACCTGGAACATTTTGAAGAAAAGATGCAGGAAACACGTGAGGCCTTTACGATAAGGGAGCTCAACTGGCCGCAGGATTCTCCGGCCGCAAAATTCGACCGAATACAGCGCCTGGTCGGCGATTTTGCCAAGGGCCGCTTTTTCCTGATTGCCGCGGTAACTCGAGAGGTGGACGGCAAAAAGGTGCCGACGGAAACGTCACGGCAACGGCAGATGCGGGAAAGCGGTGAACCTTATCGCATATTGAAGCCGGTGGTCCGGCGCGACCATGAGGGAAACGCCTACGCACTGAACAAGATTTTCTTGGACGAATATCTGGTTTATCCGTTTTCGAAAACCGACGACTTTCTGGACGGGGTGAGCCGGATCTATGACATGGACTATCAGCCGCCCATCATTGTTAACGAGCAGGCATTGGAACCGGAGGTGGAATAAATGTCTGAGGCGACGACCGAATCAACCAAGTTCTGGTCGCAAATTTGCGCGGAGGCGGATCCGGACATGGAGCGGGAGGACAAGACGGCGTATCAGTTCAGCAACGGTCGCAGGTTTGAAGCGCCCGGGGTTTTGGTTCCGGAAGCATGATTGTCCTGGGAACAATTACTGAATACGACAGTCTTCCTGAATGCATCAAGCAGCTGCATACAGAAGAATCGTATCGATGGCTGCCGGAAGACCAAAAGCGGCGCTTGCTGCAAGTCGAAACGGAGCCGGAAGTTGAATGACTTGTCACCAAGGAGCGTTCATTGTGAACAGTAACCCGACGATTCTTTATGCCAATGCCGATGGCCCCTCCATGCGCCAGAACTTGGCGGACATGGAATTGGCCCAGCGCATGAGCGAAGTTTTGCAGCGCCACTATCCCGGCCATTCTTGGGGAGTGAATGTCGATGGATTGGCCGGAATCGCCACGGTCAAGAATTTTCGCCTGTCGGGAAACTGGGGCTTCGTGTTGAAGCTGGACCAAACTTTTTCGTCGTCGGAATATGACAGGCGGGTAGTCATGGCAGCGGGAGAGTTGCTGGAAAGATACAATCTGAGCCGGGGCGGGTTCCGACAGTCCGAATATCGGACATTGAAGATGGACGCCATGGGCAACGCGGAGTTTGACCGATGATAGACGACGCTTTTTGGATCAATCTGGCTCGCGATACATTTTCGACGTCATCATCTTATTTTGACGCCAATGTGAGAACCCGCATCATCAACGACATCCGACAGTTCCAATCGGAGCACCCGGAGGGGTCCAAGTATTTCACGGACGCTTACCGCCTGAAGTCAAAATTGTTCAGACCGAAGACCCGAAGCTCGATACGCAAAAACGAGGCAACGGCGGCCAATGCCTATTTTTCAACCGAGGACGTGGTTTCGGTACGGCCGATGGACGATGATGATCCGGCCCAGGTGGCTGCGGCCAAACTGCACAAGAACCTGCTGCAGTACCGATTGACCAAGCCGAAACCGCACGGGCTGCCATGGTTTCTGACCTGCATCGGGGCCTATCAGGAATCGCAGACGGTAGGCGTTGTGGCGTCATATCAGGAGTGGTTGAATAATCCGGCCAAAAAACTGGACCGTCCCGATATCAAGCTGCTGCCACCAGAAAACTTTCGCTTCGACCCGGCCGCCGACTGGCGTGACGTGGTCGAGTCCTCGCCCTATTTCATCATTCAGTGGCCGATGTATGTGGTGCACGTCAAGGAACGCATGGCTCGCCGGGTACTGGAGACCGTTGAGGTCGAAACGGAAAACGGCATCGAGGAAAAAGAAGTTGAAAAAGAGGACACGGATGGCCGCCCCTGGCGATATGCGCCGGACAACGTGATTCTTTCGGCGTCGCAAGGAACCCATGACACCATTCGCATGGCGCGAGAGAACCGAACGGATTCGAAGAACGCCGCCACGGCTCTGACTGATTACACCATTGTGTGGGTGCATCAGAACTTTGTCGAGGTAAACGGCCAGGATGTCATGTTCTACACCTTGGGCACCAACCATCTTCTTTCGGATCCGGTACCAACCCGCTCAATCTACCCCCAGGGCCGGCCAGTCGTGGTCGGATACAGTATCCTGGAGGCACACAAGACCTACCCGTCATCGGTGCCGAGCCTGACTCGGGACGTGCAGGGGGAAATCAACGACATTGCCAATCTGCGCATCGATAACATCAAGCTGATACTGAACAAGCGACATCTTGTAAAACGTAATGCGCAGGTAGATCTGCGCAGTCTTACCCGCAACATCCCGGGCTCGGTGACGCTGACGAACGACCCGAATGGTGATGTGCGATTTGTCACGACCGACGATGCCACGGCCAGCAGCTACCAGGAGCAGGACCGGCTCAACCTGGACTATGACGATTTGTGCGGCGCGTTTTCGGGCGCCAGCGTCCAAAGCAACCGCCAGTTGAACGAGACCGTAGGCGGGATGAACCTGATAGCGGAAAATGCCAACCAGGTCTCGGAATATCAGCTGCGGACGTTTACCGAAACATGGGTGGAGCCGGTATTGCGGCAACTGATTGTTTTGGAGCAGGCGTTCGAGACGGATGAACGCGTACTGGCCATTGTCGGGAAACGGGCCGAGCTGGACAAGTTTGGCTTCAGTGAGGTGACCGACGACCTGATCGAGCAGGACACCATTTTGAACGTGGCCGTTGGGACCGGTGCCACCAACCCTCGCATTCAGGTCGAACGGTTTGCCTTTGGCATGCGCACCCTGGCCGGAATTCTTGGTGGCCAGTTTCTGCAAATGGCCAACGCCGAAGAAATTGTGGCCGAGCTTTTCGGAAAGCTTGGCTACAAAGACGGCAAGCGGTTCTTTAAAGGACTGGGCAAGGAAGAAGAGCCGGAGGACCCGAGATTGCAGCAGGCGATGCAGTTGATTGAAGAACTGCAGCAGAAATTGGTCGCCAAGCACCCGCCGGAGGTGGTTGCGGCGCAGGTGGCCAAACTGAACGCGGAAGCGACACAGAAGCAGGCGGACACAACCCTGAAACAGGTGCAGACCATGGTCAAGCGTGTCGAGGCACTGTTCAGCGCCATGAACACCGCTCAGGTGGCCGTGTCGACGCCCGGCGTAACGCCGGTTGCGGATGCCATCGCGCGTAGCGCAGGGTTTGATGACCAGGACGGGGACACCATCTACCCCGAGGATGTACCCGCCCAGGACATTCCGTCGGAAGCGCAAATTCCCAAAAACACGTCTCCAAATTTCCCGGCCAATCCGGCGACCGGCATGATGCATGGTATTGAATCTGGCCAACCTCAGACGATGGATTTTAACCATTCCGTTCGGCATGATAAGGAACAATTATGAGCAGGGAAGAAATGCAATTGGAAGAGCAGGTCAGGATGGGCAGTGAAGTCATGTCGTTTCTGCAATCGCCCATCGGTAAATTTTTGACGGAACGAGCCGCCGAAGAGGTGGATGTTGCTGTCGAAGACTTGAAACGAGCGAATCCGGAGGACGCTAAAGAAATCCGGCGACTGCAATCGATCATCGATCGCAACGAAAACTTTGGTCGCTGGCTGCAGGAGCTTTTGCATGCCGCGTTAGAGGCCCGGGCCATCTTGGCCAACGAGGAGCCGTAGCGATTCACCCTTAACTTTTGAGGAGAACCACGTTTATGGACAAGACAGACGCTATCCGAATGGACGTGTCGGCGGAATCTACCAGGCGCGAGCAGGAAGAAAACGCGGCAGCGTTATCCGATCGCGATCTGGCCATGCAGGAGATCGAGGAACAGCTGAACCATCAAACCGATGTTCCTGCGCACACCCCACAGGACCAGGAAACTCTCTCCGATGTCCACCTGCCGGAAATCCTGGCGGATGAGCACATGGAAAAGGTCAAAGTCCGGGTCAAGGTGGATGGCCAAGTGGTGGAAATGCCCTTGTCCGAGGTGACCAAGGGGTACCAAAAAGATGCGGTTGCGTCCCGCAGATTGGCTCAAGCGGCCGAAGAACGCAAGGCGCTGGAGGCCAAGGAGCGCGCCATCGAGGAGCGTGAACGGCAATTGGCGGCAGCAAAAACACCACCTTCAAGCCTCGACGAGGACGAAGACGTGAACACTCAAATCGCGGCCGCCATGAATGCCCTTATTGAGGGCGACGAGACCGCCGCAACCGAAGCGCTGAAAACGGTCCTGCAGGGGCGTCGTGCTTCGACCACCCCAGCCATCGACGAAGAAGCGCTGATTGAAAAGGCAGCGCAGCGCATTGAACAGCAGCGCATTGCCGAGGAAAACGCCAAGGCATGGAATGAATTCGTTGGCGCCAACGAAGCGTTTGCCGACGAAAACAGCAAGGAACGGCAGTATGGGGATTATTTATTCAACACCAAATACACACCCCAAATTGCTTCCGGCGAAATCAGCTACCGAGAGGCGCTGAGTCGTGCGGCGGAGGAGGTGGCAGAGGTGTTCAAAGCCCCCGAGTCGGCTCCGCAAAATTCCCGCAAAGAGAAAGAAGAGCGAAAAAAGAGCATTGATAATCTTCCGGTAGCTGGGGCACGAAATGCCAGGCAGCCAGAACCGGAGGAGACCACTGAGGATGTGTTGGCCGAAATGCGCAAACAGCGTGGTCAGCCCATTTGATTTTTAGCGTCAACTTGACCGCCTGGAGGAAGAAATATGGCAGGCATCGTCTGGACAGGCAATGAAGGTTATCTGTCCGCAAAAAACCTGGACAAGGAGATCCGCCACGCCCTGCGCCCGGAATGTAAGTTCCGTCAGTTCGCGGCGGTAAAAAACGCAGTCGGCAAGAATGCCGGCCAAACCTTCCACTGGAACGTGTATTCCAAAGTGGCCACCAAGGGAACTGTCCTGGTGGAAACCAACACCATGCCCCAGACCAACTTCACGGTTACCCAGGGCACCATGACCATTACCGAGTATGGCAACAGCGTGCCTTACACGGGCAAGCTCGAAGCTCTGACCGAGCACAATGTCAAGGAAATCATCCATAGCGTCATGAAACAGGACGCAAAGGAAGCTTTCGACAGTGCAACGGAAGGGCAGTTTGCCAGAACACCCCTGCGGGTGGTGCCGACCGGTGGCACGTCGACCAGTTCGGTGGTGTTGACCACCAACGGCACGGCAACGGCAACCAACAACGTCGCCATGGGCAAAGACCATGTCAAGGCCATTGTCGACCTGATGAAGGAGCGGGACATTGCTGTCTATCAGGGCAACGACTATGCGGCCATTGCCCGCCCGACCACGTGGCGAACCCTCAAGAACGATCTGGAAGAAGTGCATAAGTACATCCCCGCCGGATTCCAGATGATTCTGGCCGGCGAGATTGGTCGCTATGAAGGCGTGCGCTTCTTCGAGCAAACCAACATTGCCGCTGCGGGGTTCAGTAACGGCAAGTCGGGCTGGGCATACTTTTTCGGCGCCGACACGGTAGCCGAGGGGGTAGCCGTCCCCGAGGAGATCCGGGCCAAAATCCCCGACGACTACGGTCGCGGCAAGGGGATTGCCTGGTACTATCTGGGCGGCTTTGGCCTGGTGCATAACAACGCAACACAGGCCCGCATTCTCAAGTGGGACTCGGCAGCATAAGCCAGGCAATGCAGGCGTAAATGGTGGGGAGCGGGGCGGACGGCTCGCTCCCCCTTTTCCGGGGAGACAGGGTGAAATGGCCAAAGGACTGGACAAGAACAGACCGTATGGAGAGATTTTCGGCGGAGGCCGGCTGCGATACGAGCAGGACGGCAGCTTCTTCGACGTGCATGGCGAGCTGGTGGACGAAAGTGCCGCCGACGATTCTGCCGATAAAGCCAAGGCGCTGGCCGAAAAAGAGGCGGAAGCCAAGGCGCTGGCCGAAAAAGAGGCGGAAGCCAAGGCGCTGGCCGAAAAAGAGGCGGAAGCCAAGGCGCTGGCAAAAAACCAAAAAGCCCAAAAAGAGAAGGATCCGCAGGAATCGCTTCTGGATGATCAATTGGCGGCACAGGCGGGAGTTGTGTAGTGACCTGGTCAATGGATGGCCCACAGGGGCATGAAAGTCGAAAGATCAAATATCTTCTGCCGAGGTACACGCGGGGCAAGGTATTGGAGATCGGCTGCGGCACAGAAAAGGCCTATCCGCATTTTGTCGGCTACGACAACGGTCACCACTTCGGCCTGGCCACGGCGGCCGATATCGAGGGAGACGCGGCGGATCTGTCACGGTTTCAGGATGAAGCCTTTGACGCGGTGTTTGCCTCCCACGTGCTGGAGCACATGGAAGACATGGCGGCGGCTCTTGCGGAATGGAGTCGAGTGCTGAAAATAGGCGGCTTTCTCTGTTTGTATGTGCCTAGCTCCAACATGTATCCAAAGTGCGGGGAACCGGGGGCCAATCCTGACCACAAACACGATATTTATCCGGGAGATATTGCAGCGCTGCTTGACGAATCTCCGTATTGGTACGAGCAGGTGGAGTGCGAAGAGCGCTCCGGGGGCAATGAATACAGCCTGTTTGAGGTTTACAAAAAACTGGCCACCGCCGACGGTACCGATGCGGACTGCGTTACGGTTCCCAGGCGAATTTATTCCGGGAAAACCGCATGCGTGTGCCGCTTTGGCGGCTTCGGAGACATGCTGCAGTCAGCCCTGGTATTTCCTCGCCTGCGTGAACAGGGGTTCCGTGTCACGGTAATGACCACGCCGCGGGGGCAGGATGTAATCCGGCACGATCCGCACGTGGACGACTGGTATATCGTCGATCAAGACCAGATCCCCAATGAGGAGTTGCCGGCCTTCTGGCACGAACAAAGTCGACGGTTCGATCGGTTCATAAATCTCTCGGAGTCGATCGAGGGCTATCTGCTCGCCTTACCTGGCCGGACAAACCATACATGGCCCGCCTCTGTGCGCCGGAAGAGAATGAACCTGAACTATCACGAATGGACGGCAGAGCTTGCGGGCGTCCCCTTTGCTCCTGCTCCACTCTTTTATCCGAGCCTTGATGAAACGCTCCGGGCCAAGGAACGGGTTGCCGAGGGTGGATTCAATGTTTTATGGGCGTTGTCGGGCTCGTCCTCCCACAAATATACCCCGCACCAGGATGCGGTCATTGCTCGCGTGATGTTGGACATGCCGGAGGCGCGTGTATTTTTGGTTGGCGACGATTTCTGCCGGATACTGGAAATGGGATGGGAGGCGGAATGCAGGGTGGTCCGATTGTCGGGCGAAATGACCATACGCGAAACGCTGGCCTTGGCACAGCAGGTTCACTTGGTGATCGGGCCTGAAACCGGTGTACTCAATGCCGTAGGCATGGAAAGTGTGCCGCACAAAATACTGCTGCTGTCGCATAGCTCCGCAAATAATCTGTCAAAGCATTGGCGAAATACNCAAGCCCTGGCGCCGGACGATTGTCCGTGCCATCCATGCCATCGCCTGCATTACGGTCCGGANTTTTGCCACATTGATGAAAAAACCGGGGCGGCCCGNTGTGCGACNAACATTTTCCCGGCCGCTATTTGGAACGCTGCGGAAAAAGTATATCGAAACTGGAAGAGAGGGCGACTGCAATGACTGTCCAGGACCTCCTTGAACGCACCCTGACCCGCCTGCCGGGGCCTGCTCTGTGTTCTATTTTTGATGCCGTCGGCGGCGTGCAGGACATTATTGTCAACAGAATGCTGCTGCGCCGGTCAGACATGCTCAGCAAGGATCCCCCTGCAGAAATCACTTATGCCGTCGGTGACGACAAATCTGTCCTGCCAGCAGACTATGTGCTGTTGAGCGGTCGTCCATATCTGCCAGGACAGACGCCATTGTCCCCCTTGGCCGGCAGAGATACGGCGGGCCTGCAAATTGCGGGTCCTCCCCGTTTTTTTTCTGTGACTGGCCACAATCTTTGTATTTATCCGCCCACGGACAAAGCAATCGTTCTGATGGTTCCGTATTTTTTCAAGCCTCCAGCGCCAAGCAGCTTGGCCGATGCCTTGCCGTTCAATGGTGAATTCGATTCGGTCATCATTGACGGTTGTGTGGCCGTTATGTCTCACGGCATGGCAGCTCTGTCAGAACGGGGATTTGTGAGCATAATTCAGGCGCAGGTGGATGGTCGACTGGATGCCCGAGAAATGCTTGCCGAACAATTGATAGCGGACTCAATCAATGGAATTTGAGGAGACACCATGAGAGCACCATCCGTGACCACGACTGTGCCCGTCGCAACAGCGGGCGACCAGGAGAACGTTACCATGACCGGCAGCCCTGTCGGTACCGCACAGAACTACGAGGAGCGGTTTGTTTGCCTTTATACGGAGACGACAGGCATCCATTACACCAACAATGGAGTTGATGCTGCTGCCGGGCCACCATCGAAGTCGCTGAAGCCCGGCGAACGGTTCTTTGATTTTATCCCGCCAGGAGGCAGTTTATCGTTTTTTGGCTCGAGTGGCGTCGTGGAAATCATCCCTTTTGGGGAAGGGTGACCTTATGCTGGGCGTATTTCAGCGGCTTAACTGCCTGGGAATCCAGCGCCTAAATGGGACAGGGCTGGGTATGCAGCGCGAACCGGCGGGCTACGAACGGTTGTTTGCCGTCAACGCCTCCGGCGACCACGAGGCGGTCTTCGATGTTGACGACAAGCCCGTCTACACAAAAAGGGAGCCCTAGACATGGGGAAATTGATACATACCTTTTCGCAGCTGGACGCCGCCATCGCCAACATGCTGGCCATGACAGGCGGACTACCCGGCGCGGCGGCATCCGATTATGTCGGCGCCGCCTACAACATCACCACCGATACCTGGCAACGCCTGGGATCGGCGCAGGGCCTGGCGGTGGGCCAGTTCCCGGGTACCTACATCAGCCCTATCTTCCAGCGCCTGCGGCGGGTTGTT